AAAATCTTGTAATGCTGTTAAATTAGTCTCTGAAAAGTTAGCAACCGTTGCACCCTTTGCTGAGATGTATAAACTCTCATCACCTTTGAAAATACCAACATCAATTGCATTGGTGAAGTATAATGCTGGTTGTGCAGCACTACCATCGCTCATACTAAATGCACCAGACCCAACGGAGGTCTGAACTGTGAAAAGGTCTTGAGCGATCAGATTTATTTTTTGCCTTTGAATTTCAAAGGTATCTGTTCTAGCAACGGATCTAAGAATTGCCATTTTTAATTAACTCGTGCAGTAGTGCCTTGATTTCAGAGATTTCTTCCTTCAAGTTATTTATGTCATCTATAGCAGTGGTAAGGTTTTGCGATTTTCTTCTCGCTTCAATAGCGGAGCTATCATTGTTAATGATAGCCCCTGTTCTCATATCTCTTACCAGTCCATCATGACCTTGTACTTTTGCAAAATCCATTAGAATGATGCAACTGCACGAATGTCTTGAATCTTAGGTACGAAAGCAGGATCAACTCCTTTCATAACGATCTTAACAGCGAAGGAAGAAAACTCTGGTAAATCAGAAACGCTGTACTTCAAGTCTTGGTAAGAAGATTGTTTTTCAACAACTCCTGAAATAGTATTCTCACTAGATGCAATTTCTAATGTATCTGGTTGTCCAGATTCATTGAAATATACCCAATCAATATCATTGAAATTCTCTTGACTTGAGGCTTTCTTGAACTTGTAGAGAACCTGTACGTTTTGAATTTCTTTGACATTAGCAGTCAAATGTACATCAATCGCAGTTGCTGGACTATTGATAGTAATTTCTTTTGTGACATACTTAGCAACAGAAGAACTATTCTTAGAAGTATTTTCTGAAACAAAATCAATTCCGTTTGTATAATCAATCGATCCAATCTCTAAGAAATTCTTCTCATCATCTGGTTGAGTTGGATACTTGACAAAATCACCTACTCTGAAAATATCTGAGAGTTGTGCAGTTGTATCAGAATTTCTATTGAATAGAACATTATCAATGATTCTTCCAGTGTAATCATCATTGATTGGTCTGATATCAGTTCTCAGTGTCAACTCCTGTGTCAGACTATTCCAGATTACAGATTTACCTGAAATTGTATTGTCATAAGTTTCTAAGAGAACCGATGGATTTCTTGCTACAATTGTCGCTGAGTCTGCGATATCAAAGAACACTTGAACTGGGTTAGAATCAACACTAACGTTAGTTAGCGAAGAATTTTCTCCCAACGAAACTAGTTCTCCTCTTTCAAATGTCTGAGATGTCTTGACTCTTACATAAGCAACGTTTCCATCCATGCGAGCAATGACACCGCTGGTTTTGGATGTTTGACCTACGATTGTTTGGTTTGCAACAATTTCAGTTCCTGCATTTCCAGTTAGTTCTAATTGATACAATGGATAGAACTTGATTACTTGATCTCTTCTTCCAAATCTCTTTTCAGATCCAGATGCATTTTCAATTCTGTTGCTTACTGTTTTAATAGTAGCACTTGACAAGTCAATAACAGGAGACAAGTAAGAAACTGATGATTCCAAAGTCATCTTATATGTAAGAGACCTTGTTAAATCATTTAGAGTCTCGTTAATATCGGATGCAATTACTTTCTGATTAGTAAAATAATGTGGTTCATTCAAGAAAGTTTTTTCGTAGTCAGATTGAGAATATGAAGTGTAATTTGTAGTGGAAGAGTCAACAGGAATAACGTTGGTGGTTTTTACAAAAGAATCTAATTTTGTACCAGTGAACGTTAGGTAATGAATTTGTGGATATAGAACTTCATACTTTCTATTGTAAGAAGCATAAACTTTGCTTCCACCACCAATAGAATTACCCGATGCCTGGGATGGAGACTTAATTGTATAAGTATCAATACCAGAATTGGAAATTTCAAATAGTGTGCTATTTAAAATTGATGATGTAACACCGCCAGTTTCGACTGCCGTTCTATAGAAGACATAAGATTTTCCAGTGTCTTCGAAACCATTATCTCTGTGAGATACTCTGAGGACAGAATTATTATTCTTAAACAAAAGAGAACTTGCATTTGAACTAGAACTTGCGTTTGTTTCAAATGGATTTACATCGAGTAGTTCATAACCAAGACTTTCATTCTTGAGTAACAACTCTGCTGGTTTAGAAATATTGAATTCTGCACGATATAGAGTAAACTTAAGATCTTCGAAGATATCTTCTGTCCAACTTTCTGTGTTCTGAGATCTGTAAACAGAACCTAGAGATGGTTGTGTAGTAATTACTGTGCTGGTAGAAACATCTACTTCACCTAGTCTGGATACCCACATAGCATAGTCAGTCGAATCTGTCTCTACAACCAGAGCATATTCAGTATCATTTTGTAGATATACTGGATAATCAAATCCAAAGTGAGTTGGTGTTGTGGACTCTGTAACTTCGCCCTCATCGACCGCTACACCCATCCTAACCGCTGGGGTATCAATCTGTATGAAAGTCTGTAGTTCGCATCCTCCAGCGCCATTTCCGACGCCTTTGACAACCACTGAGGGAGCTTCTGTATATCCGAAACCAGAAAGAGAAACTTCAGTGTTATAAATTTTGCCATTCGAAACCTCAATCGTAGCTGTAGCAGTTGCACCACCAGGAAGTTGAGGACTCTCAATAGTCAGAATCGCACTATCATAATTTTGACCAGGATTAACTACTCTGATGTCTGATAGTTTTCCACTATCTTTAGCAATAGTTACAGAAAGATTTGTATTGTTTAGAGCATTGGTTCTTGTTAGATTTGGAATGATCAAATCTTCATTTTGAATGAATGATTTTCCATTATGATTGCTTAGTACAAATTTATATACTTGCTCATTTGTGAGGAAATATTCTCCTGATGACGATGCGACAAGTTCTACACCATTCTTATCAAAAATTTGTAAGATAGGTCCAGAAGCAGCAGATGAAGCACCTGTAACTTTCTCTCCTTTCAAGACAGTTACATTTCCACTTGCATAACATCTTAGGAATGTATTTGGTGAAAGAACTTTTTCTGTTCCTGGAACAATGTTCTTTGCAGGTTTTTCTGCATCAACATTAGTAATGTAAGTCTTGATTGGTATATTTGTACTCTTCTTGTTGAAGAAGAGATCCAATCCAGTTACAAATACTCCACCATCAAAGTTTTCAATTTTGAATGTCTGTGCTAAAGGATTTGGTCTTACAGGATTGTCTGTATTGCTTTCAATTAGTTGTACACCTTCATTGGACTTGAAGTATGATGGTCTTGTTGAAATAATACTCGATGGATTCTCAGGAAGAAGACCAGTTGCATAGTATTTTACTTCTGCGTAGGTATCAACATTATCTTTAGGTTCATTGGAAGAACTTGAGGTAAATCTGAATGTTAGAATTCCAGATGTCAGAGAAATCTCTTCTCCGCCATCATCATATGCAACTGTATTGACATCTCCAGTCCAAGTTGTATTTTCGATTGGAGGATATCCAGCAGGAACAAGAATGATTCCACTGGCATTTCCATACTCGTCTGTTGTAATAGTTCCATTAAAAGCAGATAGAGAGTTACCAGCAGTTCCAGTAAATCTCAAGTCTGGGTTTACCCAACGTGATACATCTCTTCCTTCCAAGAATGCATAGATTCTTGTGTTGGGTTTCATTCTTCTAATTACATACTTGACAGGTACGCTTCTAGCAAAGAATGATAATGATGTAGAGACTAGATTTTCTCCAATACTCTTTGTTTGAATTCCTTTACCAATTTCATTATTCTTTGGACTAATATTAGAAGAACTGCCTACAGAAGCACTTGCTACAGAAGTCTTTGCTTGCTGAGAGTTATTCTCTCCAAGTGAATTAATCGAAGTGAACGTTGAAGAAGTTCCTACCCAGTTGACTACAAATGAGTTATACAAACTAGAGAAACTTTCTTTTACATTTTCTTTTGCTAGGAAAATTTTGAACAGATCTGTATTAGTATCTACTACTAATGGAGATTCTGATTGATCATACCAATGATCAATTGAAGGAGAAATTTCTCCATCTCCAACGTATTGAAGAACAACAAATGGATTTGGATTTAACGTTTTGGAAGCAAAGTTATTTTGAATAAAAGATTGATGTGTATATGGTAAAGTGATGATGTCACCACTTCTTTGATAACCAGATACTGCTCTTTGATCCTGTCTTACGTTTACTTCTTTTAGTGCGATAGAATCTTCTTTTGCTTGGGGTCTTAGAACAGATTGTTGACTGTCAATACCACACTTATAATCTAGAGATTGTAAATCGCCAATTCTATGTGCTTCGAAGTTATCAACAAAGAATCCACTCTTAAATCTATCAAGACCAATGGTATCTTTTACCTGCATGTTGAGAGCTTGCTGCTCTAGGATGCTCAGAGTGGTGTAATACTCAAGACGCTCAATGCGCTTCTCAAGCTTACCAATGTCTCTCATTGTATACCTGCGATTATCAACAGGAGTAATTCTTACGTCCTTACTAGTCTTTGTGAATGCAGGAATGTATGCATAGAATAGAGGAACTGCATCATCAATTGGATCTGGTTTTGTTGGATTGAGAGAAGAATTGCCTTCCTTGACAATAAAGTTTCCTCTCTTATCCAAGAACACCCCATCAATTCTGTCTAGGTACTGAACTTGACTGAACGAGAACGTATACTCCAAGTTAATATCAGAAGCTGGTGTGCTAGCAACAACAGATCCAGAACCAGAGAAAGATCCTTCAGTAACTTCTAAAGATGCTTTATTCAAATATCCAGGAACAATTGCACTGGTGTCTACCTTAGGTCTAAAGTCAATAACATTCTTAAGTTCTACATTGCCTAGAACTGAAGAGTTGAAGGATGGAATTTCATCTTCTGAAACACCAGCCTCATGTAAGTAACTATCAATAGTACAGAAGTCTCCTTGCGATTGCTCAAAATAATCAAACGCAAGTAGCAACTGACCAACTGCTGGTTCAAATCCAGGTTTCAAAACAATTCTAGAAACATCGTAGATTGTATCTCTTTGACCATCATCAAAAGTATATCTATTTGTTACGTCTGTTCCTGAAATAAGATTTCCAGCAGTATCAACTTGAGGTGGTTGTGAGGAAGTACCTTCATAAATGTATCTTAGTTTGTATACATCAGAGTATGAGAAAGTTTCAACTGAATTTGCATCATAATCAGTTCCTCTGAATGGAATAACACGATCGCCAGCAGAAGCAACGACAATCCTTCTATTCTTAACGGATGTTTTTAGTCTTGGTTTTGCATTTGATACTTCCAAAGTTGCTGTTAGTTTTAACTTGGGGAAAGTACCATTGGTTGGGATTGTGCCAAAGTATGTTGGTGGAAGTTCTAGACTAATGCTACCAGAAGTGAGACCACTAGCATTATCAGTGGATGAACTAATAATTACATTATCAGCGGGAACATAAACAATGTCTCCCTCTGCAATATTGGCAGCATCTCCTGGATCGAGAACTGTAATGATATAATTCTCTTCAGAGAATCTGGCAAATCTTTGTGTACCAAATGGTAATTGTGCAGCAAATGAAATAACACCACCGCCAGTGGATGCTGTTGTTACAAAATCTCTTCTGAAGTAGTATTTAATTTTTGTATCATCTCCTCCTGCAGAAATCTTAGCAACCTGCTTTGTTCCTGTTGGGAATAATAATGTACCCGAATTCGTATTAGCTACTTTTGGTCTCAAACGAACAATACTTGTATTTGAAACTGTGCCAGGAAGAGCAACATCTAAGTAAATTCTTGTCTTAGATGATCCTGATGGAACAGTAGCATACTGAACAATTGCACGTACAAGATTATTTTCATCATCAGAGAATTGAATTAAATCTCCTTGTTGTAAAATAACAGATGCATCTGCACTAAAACTGGTGGATTCTACAAAATTCGAACCCTTAGATCCAAAGAAAGTAAAGCTTGTGACAGAAGATAGTTCTGAATATTGTTGATTATCAACTACAACATCTGCTGAGAAGATGTTTGCATTTCCAGATCCATATTGACATCCAATAGATTTTACATTCTGTGGAGTATATGTAGTAACAGAATTTCTGACTAGAACAGGAACAACTGCTGCAGCATTTGTGTTGTCTCCATTTACTGTTACTGCTGGTGGTTGTGAGTATTCTACATTTACAAAATTTCTATTTACAATTCTTACTGAGTAGATTTCTCCAGTTGTAGTTTTCTCAATTAAAATTTTAGAGCTATCATATTCTAGACCATTAACTAGAAGTGTAGAATTGTCAGCATATCCTTGTCCCCTTGCTTGGACAACAAAATGAGAAATAGTATTATCCTTTGCAATCTTAACTGTGTTGCCATCTTCATCTCTAATTGTTTCTCCAGACTGGAATTTTCCAGAAAGAGTTTTAACAAAAAGAATTCTCGATGTAGAATAGTTTCCTGCAGAGGTTCCCTCTACAACTCCATAAGCAGCACTAGATACTCCAAATACATATTTACCCTCATCAAAAGCGTCAGTTCCAGTTGGAGCTGTTTCTAAAATAATCTTTGTGAAGAATGATGGGTCGAAGTATGAGAATCCAAAAATGGTATTATATGCAGAAAGACCATTTCCTAGACGACCTTTGGACAGAATAACATCTGAGTCAGAATTAAATCCAGATCCTCTCTTTTCTAGATAAAAATTGCTTGGTTTTGCTTTTCCAATTACAGGAGTGATTGTATCACTATAATCAACAATTTCTCCCCACTCATCTAGACCAGTAATAGCGGATGCTTCTGTTAAGAATAACTTTCTCTTGTAATTAGCGTCTCCAAGATCGTATTCTAAAAGAACTCTTTCTACATCTGATTTTGGACCTACAACAGTTGCTTCAACAAACTGAACACCTTCTGCAGGATTAATGATTGGTTTGTTTGTTTTAGCAAACGCCAACATTGTAACTGATCCGATTGAAGTTGCTACTCCCTCAGCATCTCTCGCTTTAACAAAATAAAGAGTTCTAAATGTTGTTTTTAATGTTTCATCATTTAGAGCACCAATTACTTTATCTGGATCCGTATTTGTTACTCTAATAGAAATGGTTTTAATTCCATCATCAACACTGAATACATGCCCTCTTCTATCAGTAGTTTGTCTATGGTCAAGAGTGCTTTCAGTATCACTTAATCCAATAGATCCATCATTGAAAGTGGAATATAAAAATACATCTGGATATGCGGTTAGATCTGATCCTTCTTTGTTTAGGGGAACACTACCAAAAACATTTGTTACTCTATAAGTAGGAAGTCCTTTTGTTTTGAGAGTGACATTATCAGAAGAGGTGCTTTCTCTAGCTTTGTTTATTTCAAGATACTTAGTTTCTTTGTTGACAATTTCATATCCTTTAATATATGCTTTACCAGGACCAATGCTGGCAACCATTTTTTGGGATGCTTCTGATAATGTCAATCCATTGTATAGATTTGAAGTATCGGCACTATAAATTCCTTTGTTTCCATCTTTCTGTGCCCATTCTCTAATATCAATGGAGAAGTTATCTACAACATAGTCACCACTTTCGTCAAATGTTCTTCTAGCAAGAGTTTGCTCAAGAACACTAAAATCTGTAGACGAAATTTTTCTTTTAACAACTCCACTTGAAACTGTCAGCAACTGAATAAAGTTCTTATCAGTAATTGCATTCAGTGCAAACTCTTTTAGTTCTAGGCTAATTTTTAATCTATGTGCTCCTGGAGCAGTATAGTTGGAAGATCCAATAGCATTGTCATATAAACTAGCATCTTCTTCTGGAGTTACAATAGTCTCCTTGATTGTAAAACCAACTTTTGCTGATGGTTTGTTATAGTATTCTTCAATGACTAGTAGTTCTTCATCATTTCTTACAAAATAACCATTGACAAAGTAAATTCCTTCCTCTACTTTTACAGCGGAACCAAATCCCATAGCAGGACTTTCAAGAGAAGATACTTCTCCTGTGTCTGGATTTGTTACTTCAATGCTGGTTGGTAGAACACTTCCATCTGTTCCAACTACAAGAAGTGGAGTGTTAACACCATCTACAACTTCTAATGTTTCGCCCTGACGGAAAGTTGGTTCTGTGTTGGAATTACCACTATTAATATAACTTACAAATACAGTATCTGCATTATTTTCAGTTGCTAGTTTAGTTGCCAATACTTTAGCAATAACACCAGATGTCAAACCAATTAATTGTTGACCAATTAACTGACTAATGTCATATTTTCTGTAAACAATATCATTTCCTTCAGAAATAGCAACTTCCGAAACTGAAGACAACTTAACATAGTCTAGTTTTGTGTTGAGACCAACCTCTCCAGGAACAACTAATTCTCCCTGTTTAAATGCGTACTTTCCAAAAGATTCAATCTGATTCTGAAGAATGGATTGAACTTGTGTTAATTCTCTACCTTGGATTGAGTACCCAGGACGGAAAAGAATTTTATAAAAATTCTTATTCGCGTCAAAGTCCTCATAGTAAGGATTTACATTAAGGTTAGTCTTCTGTGGCATTGTACTCCGCCAAACACTAGCATCTTGTCCCTAGTATTTAGTAGAGATAAAAAAAATCCCCCGATCTCTCGGGGGACTTAATAATATTAATTTTAAATCAGAATTCGATAACTAGTTTGATATCTTCAATCTGGTCAGGAGCACGAGTAATTAGACGACGATTCTCGATGTAAATTACTTCTCCAGAGTTATTTTCAACTTCTGGTGTTGCAAGACCAGCAGCAAATGTTGAACCTAGAAGTGCGCCAGCATATCCAGTATCAACGTTTCCTGATGCAGCAGAAGATTCTCCAGTAACGGCGTTAGAACCATTGCTTTCAAATGCTCTTACCACACCTTGATCGGTGTGTGCATCATTGGTTTGGATGTACTTAAGAACACCATCGGTTGTTGAACCGCTATCTAGAGTCCATGAAACAACTGTGCCATAAGCAGTACCACCAGATACTGTTTGTACAATTTTTTCATCAACGTTATAATCAGCAGAAGCACCAGTAATCTTAAGTGCTTTTAAACCAGATAGTGTATCTGCGGTTGCATAAGTTGTAGTTCCCCAAGCATAAGGATCTGCAATAATGCCAATACGACGGAAGTCGTTATCTACAGGGAAGTCTCCTTGTCCCTCTGCATATGTAAGACGGATGTTTGTCATCACACGCTTACCATTTAGTTCTGTCTCATGATCAGAACCATGACCACCTGAAGGAGGCATTACAATTTCCAGTGCGCCAACTGCATTAGCAGGAGTTGAGACTCCTGTAGTCAATCCTTGATCGCTGTAAAGGTTTCCATTGGTAAGAAGAACATTAGCATATGTGTAATCTTGACCACGGCTAACTACAGATGCTGATGTAATAGTTCCAGAACCATTAGTTACTAGTTCTACTACACCACCAGTGCCATCGCCCTTAACACCAGTATAAAGTGTCTGTGAA